TTATATTTTGAATTTCAACAGCCTCCGCATTAGCGTTGTTAAGTCGAGCCTGTGCAAGTTCAGTTTCGTCTTGAAGATTGATGATATATCATTCAATTTAATCACCCTTTCTATTTATAAAGGATACATTTCAAATGTTACCCTTAACAACCAGTTTAATCATATACTATACACTAATTTATTTCACAAAAAATAAAAATATTTTTATTAAAACCTTGACTTTAGTAAATTACCAAATTATAATATAAATAACAAGTTATTGTTGAATAATTTGTAAATTATACATAAGGTGGTATTTAAAATGAAATTAAATCCTGATTGCGTTCGTGACATTCTTTTATCTGTTGAATCAATATGTACCTGTAATCGTATTATGAATTACAACAGTGACTCTGAAGACAATCCTAAATTATTACGCAAATACCCTTGTGATGAAATTGTTTATCATATTCAACAATGTGATAAACATGGATTTTTAGTTGATGTAAATATTCGTATTGAAGACGAGGTTTACTATATCAACATAAAGGATTTATCTCCACGAGGTCATGCTTTTATTGCTAACATAAGGGAAGATGATATTTGGAATGAAACAAAATCAATAGCCGAAAAGGTCGGTAGCCTGTCTTTACCTATATTAGCTCAGATTGCTGAAAATGTTATAGCAGAACGAATTGAATCACAAACCAATCTTAATTATCAGTAAAAATCTTATTCATTTTCGTTTTCATTTTTATTTTCTTTACTATTCTTTTCTTCAATGTACTTTGCATAAGCAGAATGACCTGCTTCTCCTCGCATTTTTACATAGTCGTGAAATTCTTTCTCTAAATCTGCCATTATTAAAATCCATTCTATTGCTTTATAGGCATGGTCTGCTCCCTCAACTTTATAAGGAAGTTGCGTTGCGTGCTGATATGAATATGCCAAACCAAACACAATTTCTTTTAAATCTTTATAACTACCGTATTTATTCATATTACTGTCCCCTTATTTAAATCGTTGTTAAACTGTCTTTTCTTTTTTCTTTGTTGCACAACCAGCAAGAAAAGCTGTAATTGCAACATATGCCATTTCTTTCTCTTCTTCTGAGCATTTTGAAATTAACTCCTTATAAAGCTCTTTAACATCAGCTCTTGGATTAGTTTTTGATGTCATATTCTCAACTCCTTTCTGGATTATGAATCTATTATAACAGATGATTTTTAGATTGTCAATCTATTTTTTAAAAAAATTTTATTTTTTTGTAAAAATAATGGATTGACAATCCATTATAAAAATGATATAATAATTATAAAGTCAGGAGGTGACAACAATGGATATATATGAAAGATTTAGATATTTACGAAAAAATAAATTAAAACTTTCACAAACTGAATTTGGTTTGCGTATAGGCGTAACTATTGGTGTTGTTAAAAATATCGAACAAAAAAAGGTAGAACCTAAAGAAGGAATCATTAGAAATGTTTGTAAAGAATATCATGTTTCTTACCTTTGGCTCACACAAGAACAAGGTGAAATATTTGACAACGATAAAACTACAATTATTACTGAATTAACACAAGAATATAATCTCGATGAATTAGATATTAAAATCATTAATAGTTATCTACAACTTGAACCTGATGAAAGAGCAGTATTTAAAAAATATTTAAAAAACATATTACAAAACAAATAAATAAAAAATCCTACTGGTATACATTTAAATCACCAGTAGGATTTTTATTTTATGAAATATAATCTGATTAAGTATCTCTAACAAAAATTCGATTAACTATGTTATAAATTTTTTCTAATACCTCCTCATCATCTATCTTATCAAGTAATATCATTATCCACTCTTTATATTTCATTTTTACCCCTCCTTTCTTTTAATTATAGAACATTTGTTCGTACTTTACAAGCTAATTTATTTCACAAAAAATAGAAATATTTTTATTAAACCCTTGACTTTAGTAAATTATCAAATTATAATATAAATAACAAGTTATTGTTGAATAATTTGTAAATTATACATAAGGCGGTATCAGGTATGAAAAATATGAAGAAAACGAAAAAATTTTTATTAGATGAAAAAAGTACAAACGAAGAAACCTTAGACAAAGAATTTTTAGAAGAAGAAAGCTTAGACGAAGAAGAATCAGAAGAAGAAACTTTAGAAGAAAGAACAAATACAGTTAAGACATGGATTGTACTTATTATACTTTCTATTGTAGGCATTTGTTTTATGATTAATTTTTTTAATACTTGCTGTACAGGTGAAAAAACTTATCATGAAAAAGAATGTGATTGGTGCGGTAGATTTGAAGAATGTAAAATGTACACAGTAAGTTATGTAAATGGGTATAATAATAATGGTACTTTTAAAGTCGATTACGATTTTATGTGGTTTAGCGATGATTGCATTTATAAAGCTAAAAACAGTGGCAAATGGCTCAAAATAGATTAAATATACATATAACTATTCCCACCTTTCAGAACAGCTTACAAGCCGTTCTTTTTGATTATAAGCACATTTTAATCACCCCTTTTTTGTTTGGCATTGGAATTTGTTTCTAATAATTTATAGCATTTTAGTAGCTTTAAATGTAGAAAACAGCATAATTACATTTTGTTTTGACATAATTCAAATAAACTCCAAATTAACAATAAATTTCCATTTATAATATTTGATAAATCTTCAGATAATATAAATATGAATATTGCATTTTGTGATGATGACAAAGCTACTCTTGAAAATTTAATAAAATTAACAAAAGATATTATTGCTAAGTATGATAATTACAATTTTGAATTCAATTTTTTTGCTTATACCAGCCCTTTAGAACTTTTAGAAGCACATTCAAATAGTCCTTTTGATGTTGTTTTTCTTGACATTGATATGCCAGAAATTAATGGATTGAATGTTGGTGACAAGTTATATACTAAAAATGAAAGCATTATTATTTTTTATGTGACAAGCTATACAGAATTTATTGGTGAATCTATCAAGCATAGAGTATATCGTTTTATAAAAAAAGGAGATGAAAAAGCATTAACCGAAGGTATACAAGCTATGCTTGAAGATTTTGCTACACTTCATCAAAGATATGTCTATAAATACAAAGGACAATATTACAGTATAGTTTTAAATCGAATTTTTTATTGTGAAAGTAAAGGTCATAATATTAAAATTGTTACTGACAACGATATTTTTACTCAAAGAATTTTAATTAAAAATTTGATAAAAGAACTACCTCCTGTATTTTGTCGTTGTCACTCTGGATACATTGTTAATCTTAGAAAAATAAGAGATATAGAAAGAAACAAAATAACACTTATCAATGGTGTTGAAATTCCTATGAGTGCCAAATATTCAACTGAAGTGATTATTAAATTTACAACTTATTTTTAATACACTTAAACGAAAACCGCTCTCAAAGTAATAACTCTGAGAGCGGTTAATTTTTATTGAATTAAACATTAAAAATAAATCATTGTTTAACTCCAAGATAGTCCATAAGGGTATTTTGAAAATTTTTAGAACAATTTACATCTTCTTTATTAGCCATATCTGCAAGCCAAGTGAAAAGTGAAAGTGTTTTTTAACAAAACGATTATTTAATTTATCACGAAATGATGGCATAAACACTTCTATGACTGTTGGAACTTGATTTTTTCTAATACAATATCCTGAATTGCAGTTGGAGTAGGGATTTCTTTACCACCTTTTAACCTCAATTCAAACTCATCAATTTTTTCGCATATATATAAGTAAATGAATATGCTCTATGCACAAATTTATGCACGCTTTTAATATTGAGATTGGAGGGTGAAATAATTCTGAAAATTGATAAAAAATTTACCAATAAAAATAAACTTTATATTATTTGTTTATTTCAAGTAGATTGGATATTATATTGTAGAATAGTCCTATTTGGCTTTAAATTGCCCTGTAACACGCTTTATTTCATTCTTAGTATTATTCTCCATACCTTCTATTTAAAACGCTTATAGAGCCTTAAAACTAAGCATAATGATATATATTTTTTAAAAACAAAAATAAGCTGACATAACGAATTGTTCCATCAGCTTACGAGAGCGGTTTATTTATCATCATTGTCAGTCAAATTATATCTATTGGGTGTTGGCTGTAAATCTTCCGTTTTACTAATATCTCTCCTGTAATTTATGCGTGGAGGAATATATTTTAAAATCTTTTCTTTTCCAAATCTTTGATAATAACCCCTTACCTGCCAGCAAGGTTTTATTTTTCGATAGGTTCTTATATTTTTAATATTATTTTTATGTGTTTCATCAGATAAAATGTATCGTGATATTTTAGATTTTAAAGTTATTTTTTGTCTATACCCTCCATTTCCATTTTTCTTTTTACTTTTTTTAGGTTCTTCTACCTTGATTAATTTATATTCAACATCTGGATTATAGTGCTGCATATAATAAGATATTGCATTTACAAGGTCAAGTGCAAAAGTACCTATCTGTCGTGCATAATCTGACATATTATAAATGCCATATTTTGCAGCTATTTGATTATTAAAATCTATTGAATTATTATCATCTTTATTTAACTTAACTTTTATACCATAAAATTCACCATCTTCACTTGGTGTATTTCTATACACACATTCTATTGTCCATACTTTCTCAATTTTATCTTTCTCAGTTTCAGCTTCAAATATAGTTATTTTCCATTCGGTAGCACTAAGATATTTTACATAATAATATCGTACTATATCCTCAGGCAAACCATTTTCTTTTAATGCTTTATCTACGGCTTTTTCTTGTTCTTCAATAGAAAGATTGTAATAATAAACATTATCTTCAAATTTTCTTTTTAGAATTTTTCTATTTGCACCTTTTTCTGTTAATATGATTGTATAATCACTAAATAAAGGTGGAACATATTCTCTCCTGATGTGTTTCTCAAGAGAATCCCATATTTTTTCCATAAATTTGTTATCGACTTCTATAATAGTTTTAGTTAAAATTTGTTGAAAAGAAATATCAGACATATATTTTCCACCTACTTTATATAAGTATTAGTTTATTCAAATTCTGTGTCAGGTGCAAGAGATAGAATTTTTTGTCTTGATTGTTCATCAAGATTTTTACAACCTTTAAAAGCATATTTACTTATATAATTTACGCTTTTTGGAATAGAAATACTTCTTAAATTAAAGCAGTATATAAAAGCACTATCTTCTATTCTTTCTATTCCATTTTCGATTTTTACTGTACCTATATTTCTTTGAGTAAATGAAATAAATATAATCTTTTTTATTTTAATAAATCCTATTTCATTTGGAATTATAATATCTACTGGTTCAATTTCTCTTTCTTCTGCTTCTTGCTGATATATTTCATCATAATTTTCAATACTTGCTTCTTTTGAATTATTTCTATCTAACAAAAGAGTAAATTTCCCATATTTAGCGAATCTATATCCGTCTTTAGATGTGCTTATTTTAGTTTTTCCACTTTCCTTTTTTCTCTTTTTGGTTATTTCTCTATCCAATAAGTTTCTTTTATTTTCCTTATCGCTATACCATTCTTTTAGTGTTTCAAATGGTATATCATAATGATTTGCAAATTCCTCTATTGTCATTCCCGAATTATCTATTACTTCTTTTACTGTCCACATAATTATACTTCCTTTCAAATATTAATTATTTTTATTCTTATTTTTCCATTGGCGATAATATAAAGCTTTTTCAGATATTTCATCATCTGGTAGTCCATATGCACCTTTTGTTTGAATTATATCACAATTAAAATTATTGTTCAATAAAATATCACCTCATTAGACAAAAAATTATATATATTCCATACCAAGTTCGATACTGTTATACATTTCTTTTATTTCACTATCAAGCAATCCTATATATTTCAGCGTGGTTTCAACGCTGGAATGATTGAAGCATTTTTGAAGAATCGTCAATGCTTTAGATTTATCCATTGCTTTATGCCAGCACCAAAACCCCCAAGTCTTTCTTAAAGAATGAGTGCCTATATTTTCTTTTATTCCAGCTTCTTTGGCGGTTTTTTTTAACATTTCATACAAAGCGTGATATGAGATGTGTTCGTTTGAATTATCTGTTGCAAAGAAAATATAATCTTCCAAATTGGTTATAGGAAAATTTTCCACATATTCGTTTATTGCCCTCCGTACAGTTTCATTGAAGTGTAAACGAACAAATTTATTTTGTTTCTTTTGTTTTTCAGGTTTTAAGTCATAATATTCCTTAAATTTTTCCACAGTACCATCAGAATTAAGACTTTCAATAAAAAAATTCCACTTTAGCTTAATCAAATCACCAGCACGAATACCAATGTTTATTCCAACAAGAAAAACTAATTTATTTCTTCTTGCTCTTTTTTCCATTGTATTAGCTCTTGATTCAGCTATGTGTTTATTAAAGACCTCCATCATACTTTTTATTTTTTCCTCAGTATTAAAAGCAAAGACTTCAGAACTTTCATCTTCCTTTTTATTACACTTTGTATCTTTTAAATTACCGTCTTTCTTTCTCTTTTCTGTTTTTCCGTATGAATGTAATAATATAATAGAAGAACTTTCTTTTAAATTTATTGTTTTTTCATTATTAAGTGCTACCATAATTTATTACTCCTTTATTTATTTTTATGACATTTTATACATTTGCAAAAGAAAGTGCGCTGCTATTCAACACAACTTGTCTTTCTTTTTCGCTCCATGACATCACCCAGCCTTCTGTTTCTTGCTTTAAATATTTTATTTCAAAATTCATCCAAATTTTATAATAATGTTTATCGCTATTACATAATTCAATAAATTTTTCTACAGTTTTATCAAGTGAACAATTTTCAAAAACCTTTCTTTCTTCACAATAATATGATAATTCCCAATCTGTTACTTCTTGCACAGGTTCATCAATAACAATAGTAAATTTATACCCTTGACCGCTTTTTATTGTTTTTGCTGCACTATTATATAAAAACGCATTAAGTGTTAATGACCTAAGAATTGCTGGTACATTTTTATCGCAATAAAAATCAGATACTGTACAAGTCCTTTTAAGAACCTCCTCTCTTTTCTTTCGTGCTTTCTCTTCTCGCATTCTAAAGGCTTCCCTTTTTCTTTGCTCCTGCTCTTTCAAATATTTATTATATTTTTTATCGGTAAAACATTGATTAGGATTGCTTCTTCCTATAATAAGCCCAAGAAAAAAATCCAACATAATTAACACCTCATTCATTAAGTTTTATTAAGCAAATTGTCAATTTCTTTAAGCCTTTTTACAAGTCTTTCTCTTTCTTCTAAGAGAATTTCTCTATTGCTTTTGTTTTGATTTATTATAGTTATTCCATCTAAATCTTTTGCTCTTTCTGCAACTACTAAAGGAACATTTTCCACTTTAATGATTGTTCCATCAAGTGCATCTACATAAGGATTTTTAACTGAACCTCCACTTTTTTCGAAACCACCCTGCATAACTAACGCTTTAGGCGATAAAATCACATCTGCATCTCTGGAAGGTCTTTCCGCTACTATTAAAGTATCAATTTTTAAATAACAGCCACAAGGATATTTATCCATATCTATAATTACATCTACACAAGGTATATTTTTTGATAAACTTCCACAATCTCCATACGCATCAAGAAGAGCATTGATTATATATTGTTTATTCTTCAGTGGAAATATCCAATAAGATTTGTCCCATCTCCCCTGTATTTGTCGAGCTTTTCTTATAAAAACAGGATTGTAAGGACTTTCTATCTTAATAAATTTTCCGTCAATTATTGTTTTTACTGTTTTCATAAACTTATTGCCTCCTTTTAAATTTTATCTTTTAGCTTTTTGCTATGGGCTGGAAGTTTACAGAAACCCTCCAGCACTAACTTTTATGTAATTTTATACAACTATTATAACATAAATTTTCCAAAAAGTGAATAATTATTATAATATTGGCATTTTATTAAGCAATACTATAATAATATTCTTTCATTCCTGATAATTTTTCCGTCAAAGGTCTTTTATCTTTAGTAAATTCTAAAAATTTACTAATTGATATACTATCTAAAATTATTCCATACTGTTCTATATCGGATAATTTTTCAAACTTTTCCTGAAAATCTTTCTTTTTGCTATCAGCACATTTTTGAATAATTTCCATATCTTTTAATGGAATATAAGATTTTTTCACATACAATTTAATATTTCCACCTTCTGAAATATGACCTATTATTTTATAGTCGTTATTTTCCATTACAGCTTTATTGCATACGGTTATACCGTTTCCCAAGCAACACATAAATAATTCAAATTTTCCACTCATAATTAAATTTCCTCCTCAACTATTTCTCCTGAATAATAGTCATCTTTGATACATTGTAGAATATGTTCTTGTGAATTTTCGCTTAAATCTTCAAATTTTATCACTTTTCCATCAAGTATAATTTCAAAATTAACCGCCCAACTTCCTAATTTTTTCATAGTTTTCCACTCCTTAATGATGAATATGATATTTTAGAATTGCATTACCTCTAACTTGATTATCAAGAACTTTTCCATTGTAGTTATAATACTTTCCTCTTACAGTCTCATAACCAGCAAGCCAAGGACAAGAACAATGCTTAAAATAATCCTTCTTTTTCCAATAGGCATCGCCATATGGATTTTGCTTATAGTAGTCATCTTCAATTTTCTGCCAGTCAGCAAGAATTTTCTGCTCCTGCTCAGTCAACTCTCTTTCACCACGCTCAAAAATAGTCAAGTTTTCTCCATCATACTCAACCAGTTTTGCAGAGTCAAAACGGAGTTCGGAAGTTATTCCATCTGCGGTCTTTAGCAAAATAGCAACCGTATTAACCTTTTCCACAGTGCGGATTCCTCTGCATCTCTCAGGAATTGCATCACCAGTCTCACCATATCTTTCTACCATTTCAAATTGGATTTTACCGCTTGCCGCTTCTCTTTTTAAATCCGCCAATGTTCTCATAATTTCCCACTCCTTTAATTTTCGATTATGATTTTAGAGTCTATATCACCTTTTAAGTTTATCGGACAAATCCCAGCTATACCAATATTATTCTTGATAATCAGTACAGCACTTTTTCCAGAATAATATACTTCCGCTTCTTCTCCGTCATTAATAATAGTATAAGCTTTATCTAATAAGCCTATTTTATAATAACTTCCTTTATATTTTAAATAATATACTGCGTTAATTGTATCTACTTCGGATTTCTTGTATTTATATCCTTTAGATTTTGCTATGTCTAATATGTTATTTAAATCCAATTTTTCCATATCACCATTAAAGCCTATAGAGTTTATAAAACCGACAATATCAAAATAGTCCTTATAGTTATTATCATAAGTTTCCATATTACCAATATTTTCTGTTGTAATCGCAAAGCAACACATATCCACAAAACAATTATACAATTTTCCTCTGTATTCAATACCCTTATAAGGCTTTGTAAACGCTTCTCTTCCGTTTTTATCAGCAAAACGGTAGTAGCGTTTCATTGCACTGTATCGAGCTTTTTCGCCCTTGTCTTGCATAGCATTTTTATATACTTCTTCTTCAAGTATACGCTTTAATTCCTCAATCTTATTATTTTTTAGCATCTCTAATATAATTTCACTTTTCATAATTAATAACCTCCAAAAATTTAATTAAATATCGGTTTATAAGTATTTATAATTGGTTTAATTCCGTTATCCTTGAAATATTCCAAAATTACATCATATTGTGATTTATCACACGAAAGAAATCTTGCTTTACGAACCGAACATTCAGGTGTATTGCTTTCAATATCTTCCCATAGAAGATTTTCAGGAATTTCCACCCAATCATTAAAAATAAGGGCATCACGATATAAATAAGCGTAATAATCATTTCTTTTTCTTTCTGGGCGGAAAACAAGTTTTACAGCATTATCATACTGAGCATAGGTTGTATTCGTATAATCTTTAAAATATCCCCTTGTAATACATATACCTCCAAATTCATTTATACGAATAATAGTAATTTTCTGATTTTCCGTAAAATTAGCTATTGCGAATTGCTCCTGCATACCGTCTGCTTTAGTAAGTAAATGATACATAGCCGTTTTTAAATCTGGAATAGAAATAGCACGCACAACATCGACAGAGAATTTGAAATTGTTTTCATAAATCCATTTTTTCATAAGCTGTTTATACTCGTTAAAATGTTCGTTATTCCAAGTGCTAAGCCAGTTATTATTGATAATAATATCAGTGCTTACATCTTCAAGAGATTCAGCAAGTGATTTATTTTTTTCTAATTCCTCGTCAGAAATTCCCTTATTACCGCTATATGTTTTTACAACTTCGCTTTCTTCGTCTACAAAATATACATAGCGTGCATAATTGTAACCCTCAGGATTAACAATTATCTTCAAAGTATTATCGCAATAGATAGCAACACATTCAATGTTATACCATTCAACTGTTTCTCTTTCTTCTTTGCTCATTCTTTGATAATCTTCCATACAGATTATACGATTATCACCGGTAGCAGTACCGCCCATTCCAGAAAGAAAAGTATAATTATCTAATAGTTGATTGACAAACATTTCATAAGTTGCCGAATCAAAATAAATGTTTCTTGCAACCTTGCAATTCTCACGATGATGTTTTACTTCAATTTCTTCGTTGTAATCGTTTGTATATCCGTTGATAGTATCTTCTTTACTTGCGTTTGTAGTATCGCATTTAAGTACAAAATATTCCGCATCTTCAACTATTGCCTTAGATTCAATAATATTATGTTTTTGCTGGCGTTCGGCTTCACGCTTTGCAGATTTGACCTTTTCCGCTTCTAATTGTGCCATACGCTCTTGAAACTCTTTTTCTTCACGGTTACGCTTTTCCTCCTCGAAAACAGCTTTTTTATTAATAAATTCCTGTTCTATGTTATGTTCTGTTATATTAGATTCAAGTTGTTCATAACGATAACTTGATACAATATCGCCTTCGTAAACTCCATAGAAATTGACATCAAAATAATCCGTCATACTATCGCTATTATCATAATTAAAACTTTGAGCGAAAATATAAGCATAATGAACTATTGCTTTTACTGCTTCACTGTCGATTGCAAAAGGGCTTGAAAGCAAATGTACATAAATACTATTATATCCGTTTTTAGTAACTGACCATTTGCATATCGGAAAACGCTCTTTCAAATGCTTACGGATTCGCGCTGCAATTTCTTTATTATCGTAAATATGATATTTTTCAAAATGATTTTCAATATCTTCTGTGCGAGTAAGCGCCCACAAATTATAAGATTGCAATTTTTCTTGTTTTGATTTTTCGGCAGGTGTAAAAGTGCCGATAGTTTCCGCAATTTCATTTGCAATAGCCATTGTATTTTCGCTTTGTTTTGCATACCATATTTTTTGATTATTGCTCCAACGGTAACCGTTTTCTTTTATTTTTGTAAGAATTTCCGCTGAAGGCTTTGAATTAAATCTTAATTCGATGCCGTTTTTCTCAGTGTTTAAAGTAATATTTAACATAATTTATACCTCCAGAACTTATTAAGCACCTGTTTACTTTGGATATGACAGTGTAGCTTTAACGGGGATATTTTCCCCGCCCATTAGCATTATGTTATTTTAAAATACTTTTCACAAAATGCTTTTACAGTTTTCATTGATATGATATATTCGCCTTCCGTTCTCATTAACGATGATAAGTTAATAATATCCTTGTCGTGATATTCATTCCAACTATAATTGATGCCATAAAAACTATCTGTCCATAATTCGCCTGTTGAGGTATCAAACATTAAATCTGCTCTCCAGCAAGGGGTATTTTTGCACCAGTTATATTCGCCTACTGCTTTTTTAAGTCCTTTAAGTTTCAACATAATAAATTACTCCTTTATAAAATTATTTTTTGGGTATAATCCCGACTCCCTTATGGGAGTTTCGTCTTAATTTTCAAAGACTCTTCAGGGGATTTAGATAATATTTACAATAGTTCAAGTTTTCCGTTTAAATACAATGCTATTTCAAACAAATTATTCATACTTTGTAAAGTAAAATATATTTCTTTTACTTTAGCGGTATATAAATCATATTTAATTATTGTGTCGAGATGTTTTAAAGCTGTTTTTAGTCTTTTAAAAGAGCATTTTTGACTTGTGCCGTCTGTATAGTCAATATTCATACAGTAACATTCTTTTTTGAAAGTATCTTGCGTACTGTCTGAAAACGCTTTAACACTTTTACGAATAGCTTTTACTTGTTTTTTAGATAACATTTTTACCAATCCTTTATATTATTTATTTTTTTACCCTTGCGGGCAGTGGGCGGAGGCTTTAAAGGTAAACCTCCGAGAACTTTAAACTTTTACTTTTTAATAACTTCTTTTATAAAATTATCAATAAGTTTTTCAAAGGTTCCTGATTTATCTATAAATTTTTCTTTCTTTTTTTGTGCCTCTAATTCGTATTTTTGACATAAGTCATAATCAGCTTTGATTTTGCCGAAAGGCTGATAACCCGTGACTATTGCATAGCCACCAAATATATATATATCGGCGTGCCATCCATCATAGCCGCAAGTATAATATTGTGCGTTGTGATATTGCAATAAAGTTTGTAACTTGCAATAGCCTACAGATATACAAGTATAATTTTGCATAATAGCCTTTTTAGTAACTTTTGCTTTCATTTTTAAAAACTCCTTTATAATAATTTTTATTGACAAACTATTAAATATTTGCTATAATAAAAATACCCACTAATGATATACTTATAGTGATATACTTATAGTTATAGCTACTATAATATTAGTTTGTCATTTTGTGTGTGTGGCTCTATATTGTGACAGTTTACCAGACACGACACAATATAGAGTATTTTTTTAAACTTTAAAATTAAGAAATTCTTAAAATTAAAGTTTTGGCAGTAGTCTTATTTTAGTTTGCGACTACTAAACAAACGCCATAAACAAAAGAGATTTAATATAAAAGATGTTAGTATACTATACTAACTTACAATACACAAACTTTCTTGATTTGCTCTTACAAGTATTACTTGCCGTCCCCGCAAATTTCGCCGATACAAAGCGTATACAAAGCGTATTGTATCTCTATTCTATTTTCAAGGTTCATAAAATAAATTAAGATACTTTATTAATTATAACTAAGTAAATGAGCTTAATTATTGTAGCATATGAGCTATTTAATAAAGATATTAAAAATAAAGTAATTTGTTAATTGTAACCTAACCAATGATATTAAGTTATGCGGTAGATGACCGCTTAATATTTTCTTTATTCTTTTTTTGCTCTCTCTTTATCTTGATTATATTATACTACCGTAAACGGTAAAAGTCAACACTTTTTTATTATTTTTTAATTTATTTTTACACAAACATAAGCTATTATTTAATTATTATTTTAGTTAATTTATATAAAAATAAAGGAATGATTATTAATTATGGGTAAAATTTCGGAAAAATCAAAAGAAGCCAAAAAAAGATATGATGCTAAAACTTACGATATAATATCTTTCAGAGTTAAAAAAGGAAAGAAGGACTGTATAAAAGATTTTATACTTCGCACTGGAGAGAGTCAAAACGCTTTTATAAATAGAGCTATTGATGAATGTATTGAAAAGTGGGAAAAAGACCATAGATAAATCTATTATAAATTAATATAAAAGTGTATATTTTTAAAGGTACGAGCAAAAAATAAAAAGTAAATAACTTGTATAAGATATACTTAAATGTTATTATAATGTTACTATTGTATTATTTTTGTTAATGCTTATTTGATAGAGCTTGTTCAGTTCTTAGATTGATTATATAAATTTATTTAGTGTTATGTATTAGATAATTTATATAATAATGTATGCAGTGAGCGGTTATTAGGTGTATAAAGTATGTATATTTATAATGTTTTTGTGTATAATTATAAGTTGATATTATGACTTGAGTATAATTTGATTTGATGTTTGTATAAATAGTTTTTACTATGTAATGCGATGTATTGTGTTTTAGGTGTACTAATCACATAGTACAGTTAGTAATGACTAATTTTATAAATATTGCAATACTTTTCAAGCTTTTAAGCTCTCAAAAAAATTAAAAAAAAATCGGTTAAAGCTTGTAATTTTAAAAAAGCATTTCTGATTTTTTACCCAGTTTTCAAAAAAATCATATTATCGGTTTTTATGATTTTTTATTTTTGCGTTTTATAGCTTTAAATTTATGTTATATACCCCTATTTTACATTTTTCAAGTGTTTCTGTTTTTACCCAAACCCATAAAGTGCTTCATCTACACATCACCTACCCCTCACATCTCCTGCACAACACTCCTCTCTTTTTTTATTTTTAAAGTCAAGTAATCTTTGACTAAATTTCAACAATTTATCTCTACAATTTTCTTGAAAAACTTAAAAATCTCCCCTATTTCCATTGTATTTCTTAAAAATTGCACCCTTAATTTTATACTTTTTATATATTCTAAATTTTATTTTCGTTTATTTTTACAAACAACCAAAATTAAAATTGAATTAAAATAACCCTTTAATCATTTATTTTATATTAATCTCAGTAATAAGACATACAATTTTTATAACTCATCTATATTTAATCATATCAAATAGTTTATATATTCCCACCCCCTGATTAACATAATTAACTGGAACACCTATTTCTTATTCTTAAATACCTATAAAATAAGGAAATATATTTTAAAAATAAGAATTTAATAACTTTAATATTATTTCTAAATTTTGATTATGTTCTATAATTCTGATTATGTTCTATAACTTCCAAATATACCTAAATAAAATTAATTCTATAAATATGCTTAAACGATTTAACATACTCTTTCTTTATATAGTTTTAAATGAAATTATCTTATTTTTATTTTTTAAATTATGATTTGAATAAATAACCAAAAAATAAGAATTATTTATTTTTACATAAGGTTGATTTCAAAATAACCATAATTTGTAGCATATTTAAATAGCCTTAAATCTCAAATTTATTCTTTTTTATATTCTATTTTTATTTGTTTTATTCTTTTATGATGTAAATTATTTATCTTATAATCGTTAAATTTATTTTTATAATTTTTTAAAATTTATTTTTATATTTTTTATTTTCATCATAATTATTCATTTTAAATTTATTCATTATTTTATTTTTAATATTTTGTTCGTTTTAAAAAATAAAATTAAATTGTTACTTTTGTTCTAAAACTTAAAATATCATTTTTGTGTTAATTTTGATTTTTTGAAAACATCAGGAAATACAATTTAATAAAAATATAATTATTTGATAAAAATATAATTATTTAATAAAAATATAATTATTTAATAAAAATATAATTTTTGATAAAACACACTTAAATATTATCTAAAAACATTATCTAAATAAAAAATCTAAAGGAGTGTAAATAAAATAAACTTAATAAGCTCAACATAATAAAACCCTAAAATAATATACCTAATTCTTTCAATGTAGAGTAACAGAAAACAGCCTTAGAAACGCTTTAAACTTAAATAGTATAGTTATACTACCTAAGCGTTACAATCAAAAAATATATAGCGTAGCATAGGGGTTTTAGAAAAGAAACGATTTTAAATGTTATCTAATCAGAAACCTAAATAAGCGTAAATAATTTCCCAAGTATAGTAGACCTAATTAAGAATTTAATCTAACTAAATAAAAGAACCTAACTAAAAACAATATCAACCCTCAAGAAAGAGTTCATCTCTATTTGAAGTTTATTCTTTTAAGGAATAGTTAATCTTCTTAGTAAGACAACTTAAAATAAATATCAGATATTCAATTTAAATTAAATACTTGAATTTCAATCTAAATCAGCTCTATTTATTCGTTAAAAATCTTCTTATTTTCCCCCTCGATTTTCACCTTTTAATCTCAATTTTTTATTTTCAGACCGTTATAATTTCTTTATATATTCTTATATTTATATTTAAGGAATATAGTCTATGC